CTATATTTCTCGAATAGAATAGTGAAGTCCAAAGGACCTAATGAGCTTTAAGACGTTGGCGCGATTATACTTTGACGGAGCAGGAATTAGTAAGGTTTTATCACTATTAATATAGACCGCTTTTACATTTTCTTCCCAAACAAAATCAGGAAAGGATTCAGCTAAGCCCAATTCTTCCCAAGTTTCTCTGCCAACAAGAAGTATGCCTTGCCCTAGCTTCTGCTGCATGGAGCATATTATATCCCATGCAGCAGCGTAGTTATCTACAATTACTGCATCCCTCATGAAATGTGGGTCCTTGTTAAATACTTTCAGCATTACTCCCACCTCCTATTATTACCCTAATTACACCATAATTTTATTTTATCTGCAATTACTATTTATAAGCAAAAAAAAGACCTTACTATGGATACAACCTAGTAAGGTCTTTTATAAAATAACTAAACTTCTTCAATTTTGTAAGATAGCATCAAATCGTCGATAAGACCTCTTACACCTTCTTCGTTGTATTCTTTCGGATCGAGAATGACTTCAGCTATCCAGTCAGCCGTCCAAACGTAATCAACACCTTCCGGCCATACGAAATCAGGAAATTCTTCTTCCATATCGCCTTCATCCCATGCGGCCTTGTCCCACTTGCCAATGCAAGGAGATTGGCGCATCTCACGCTCATATATCATGTCCCATGCTTCCTTATATGTTTCTGCGGTTCCCATGAACCAAGGTTTCTTTGCATTTAAGCTATATACTTTTAACATTTTAGGTTCCTCCCCATACAATCGTTCCATACCCTGGCGAGATACTAGCCAAGTTCCTTTTGCCTTTCTGCACTCCTCTGATGTGAATCGCGGTGGCGTGTTCCGTTGACCGGAGCACGCCTGCTTCACTGTAACAGGACTTATCTTCCAACGTTCCGCAGCTTCTGCGGAGGTCATAACGTCATTGAATTTCATAAATACCTCCTTATTTTCCCCAACCTAATGCGATTTCTGTGTCATTTTGCATTTCCGCTACTGCTTTCAAGCTATCAAATGTGTCAGCTTGCTCGAAACACATATCATCAAAATCATTTTTGAAAGTATATTCCTTCCAGTATTTACGGTTTAATTTAACTGCAAATGCGTAAAGGTCTTTATTATAGTTGCGAACCTCTGCAACATTCCATTCCTTTAGGTATACAACTTTGTTATTATCGATCACTAAAACAGGGTTACCTTTAATGAACTTCACATTGTTAGTTACGATGATGATTTCATCGTCGCTAATAACATGATTGAATTTGAAATATTTGTTAGAAGTATGCTTCACTTCTCCAAAGAATTTAGTCAATTGAGATTCTTTTACGCTTTTAATGAATTCGCCATACTTGCTCATGATAGGTGCTCCTTTTAATAACTCCCTTATCTTTGTCTTTATTATACATCGAATACGATGTATTTACAAGTACTTTTTTTTAATTTTTTACACAAAAAAAGACCTTACCAGGACATATTCCCAGTAAGGCCTTTTACATTATTATAGTCAATCCATGAGTCCGCCTGCTCATGCTCAGGAGATGCTTGGATCACCTCTCAGTCATCGATGAATTACTACTCCGATTGTCGCACCCGCTCCCAGTATTTGGGATAGGTTGCGTTGCATCCGTAATCTCTTGATTGTTTTCTTGTCGTTCTCTATTTGACCTTTCAATTCGGTCAAAGAGTTCTGCATTTCGTTTAAGGTGACTTCTTGCTTCACTAAGTCCGCTTTGGCTTTGTCCAATTCGGTCGTTAATTTGTCGATTGTAGTCTTGGCTTCGTTCAATTCTTGTCGCTGCTTCACGGCTATAGTCTGTGCTTCTGTCAATGGAACGTTGGCTACTTCGATTAAGCTCAAAGCTTTCTCGTTGTTGCTTTTCAATTCGTTCCACTGACTCACGGGCACGCTGATAGTCGGTTCCTCTAGGTTGGTGGAAAATGTATCCGAGGCAAAGGATGAGGATGAACCCAATACTACCGATAATAATATAGCGGTAAGTAGGGTTATTAAATAGTATCTTGATTTTGTCATACATTATTCCCCTCCTATGAAGTCCGTAATGCCCCTTGCGATAGCACGCACGATGGTATCTAAATCATTGTTTAATAGGGCTAGGTCTTCATCGTTATCGATGAATGCCATTTCAACTAATACGGCTGTCGCGTCCGTGCCATTTAGCACCCATAAATCTTGCCGTTCTTTCACACCACGATCAACCGTATTAATACTACGGATGATTTGCGATTGGATGTCGTTCGCTAGACGTTGGCCATTGAAAGACTTGTACAAAGTTTCTGTGCCACGTGCCTGCGTATTAAAAGCGTTACAATGGAGCGATACGAATATATCTGCGCCCCATTCATTAGAAGTTTCACATACAAGACCTAAGTCATCATTCTGTAAAGTTCTAACCTCACATCCTGCCGTTTGTAAATAACAAGCCAATAACTTACCCGCATCACGAGCAACGTCGCATTCACGACGTCCTGTGTTAGGATTTACTGCTCCGCTATCCAGGTCAATATCATGACCTGGATTTATAAATATTTTCGTCATTACTACTACCTCCTTCTAATTTATCAGGAACACCATTATTGTTCCTATCCAACCAAAGTCCTAGGAAGCCTACTACGGCTGTCAATACACTAGGAATAAATATGTGGTCAATAATATTGAGCCCAACATCAATCAGCTTATTAGTTTCACTTGATACATAGCCCCTAGCAAATGCCATAACATACTCTGTTATGACTAGCCAAATAGGAATTAGCATAACAAGTACTAGAATCCGTGTCGCTAGTACTCCAGTAGGTCTAATATTAGCAACACGAACAGCACTATATGCGGATTTCAGTCGGTTCATGATTTGATATTTCATTATCAGTCACCTCCTATATCGTCCGTATTAAGTGTGATACTTCCTCCTATTGGCATATTGTTTAGAACTTGGATATGCATCAATTCAGTACTCAGACTCTGAACTGTGGTTTCTAGGTTGTTAAGCCTATGAAACTTCGCAGCATCTCGTTCTTCCAACTTGACCAACTGCTTTAGTATTTCCTGATTGCTTTTTGTTAAATCAGCGATACTATTGATAGCATCAGATAACTTATCGTCATAGTCCTTACGCTGCTTATCCATGCGTCGAGCCAAATGGTCATCTAATTCTTGCTTAACCGCAACTAGCGAGGTATGTTCTAAGAACCACACCATCGCCCTAAACGAGCCCCGAAGGGCGGCCCAGATAACCCCTAACAGGGTTACCCAGAATCCAATGTCAGCGAAATAGGGGGGTATCCCTACCTCCATCAGAAGTATTCTGATTTCGTCCATTCATGAACTCCTTTCTTATCCCATAGGAAATTAACCTACTTTATTAATTGTGTCGGTAGCAAATACATATTCGTATTTAGCATATTGTTCCATAGTAATAAGTTCAGAGCCGTTGAATTGGATTTTCTTATTTTTAACACCAGTAAATTTGATTGATGTAGCTACGCCTGTTTGATTTGGCGTCATAGGATCCCCCGACACGGTAATTACCTGTCCGCGATTAATTTTAACAATTGTATTGTTACCAATATCAACTAATTCACTCAACCTCTCGCACACTTCTGGGAAGTTACCACCTTTAGCAGGATTGTTTGGTAATTGTGTTAAATCAAGTTCTACAAATTCAACTTTTTTATATTCACAAATTCTTTCGGTCATGTCTTTGAACATATCTTCTAAATGAAACTTGTTAGTTGATTCTAAAGTAGTCGGAATAACTTTAACGCCTTTTTCATACACTTTGCCAGCACCTTCAACAGTAACACCGCTCATAGAAGTAGTTAGTGGGACATCTTTAATGAATGCCCCAAAATCTGGGCCTGTAACCTCGCCGGATGCGTAGCCAGATACACGATATGTTCCTACAATACTACCAAGCATATTGAAGTATTCTAGCTCAACATCCTTAGTGTTAAAAGGTTCATCTAATGGAATTTGTGCAACGCCATTTTCACCAAGGCTAACTGCGGCGGCAAATCCTCGACCAAGTAATGCCACTCTGAAGTATGGTGTACCAGATACACTGATATAGGTTTGTCCTTGTGATGGACGTTTGAAGTTAAATGGTTTAGGTTGCTTTTTAATGACATCACCTAATCCACGAATAAGCCCTTTTAGGACTTCATTTGGAGTTGCGTTTTCGCAATATACATTTAGGCCTAAAAGCATTTCATAGGCACCATCAGCCGTTGCATCTTTACCAGGCAACCCATCATCCCCATTACGGCCATCTTGTCCTTTTAAACTATTTAAGAAGTCCTCACGTGTACCGGAATTTCCGGATTCTATCCATAATTCATAGGCGCTTTTACCTGCCGCACCTTCCAATTTAATTGGTGGTAAATTAAGACCTTTTATATTAATATTTAGCTCTTCTGCCATGATATAATCCCCTTTCATTAATGACGTGCAATATCTTGAATGATATTAACTTCGCCAAACCCTAATTTTAAGCTATGATCATTGTTGTAAATGAATGCATCATATTGGTGGATTCCTTTAGCATCTACCTTACTAACTGTATCATTGCCATTAATACGGAATGTGATACGGTTATTCTCTATCACACCATTAACGGATAACACCTCATTTGTGTCAGGCTTTCGCCTGATTTTCATAATAGCTGTATACCCATTATATGAACCGCCGCCCTCGATAATGTAGGTCAGTCCGTAGTCCTGCCCTACATGTAAATCAAAATCATATTCTTCCATATACGCACCTCCGTTTATTATTGTCTAGCAATTACCAATACATATATCCACCCTGTCTTTAAATTTCTTTTTGTGTCATTAGAAAATGTCCTAGCAGCGTATGCTCTACGAGTGCCCATTAACCCAACCTTACTTCCATCAAAAGTATATATAGGAAAGTTAGGCGAATTACTTTCGTAATAATCAAGATTTGGGCCCTCTCGCCCACCAACTTTGCCATTACTAATTATTTTGTACGAAATCGGCACAAATACGCATTGACCCTCACTATATCCGTCAGGTATTGGCGTATAATCCCCGTGAGCAACTTCATACGTTCTCACATCAAGGCTCTTTACCTTGTATCCAGCATTGTATATAGACTGGCCCTCAATGTTAACACCTCGAATTGTTGCGCCGGTAATTAATCCTCCATTGATATGGGAACCCGTAATGTTACCATTTGAGTCAACTTTAAATGACCCGCTTTCATTTTGGATTTCTGTGCCAATTAGCTTACCACCTCGAAGTGTGCCACCGATATATGCAGACAAAGCAGATAGACTATCAACTTTCAATTTATCAGCAGTTATTGAATTCGCCTGTATCATTTTGTTTGTAATAATATTATTATCAAACAAGGTCTCAGCTGTAACGTGGAATAACTTGCCATCTAAACGAATTCCATTCGTACCAATATTGAGCCGGTTTACTAACTCCTCACCGTTAAGGGCTTTGATACCCTCTTTGACTTTAAGTTCGATGCCGTTATCGAGTTGAGTTATACGAGATTCTACATCTCTGCTCAGGTTTTCAACTTTAGTACTATATTCGTGAGAGACTTTATTGAATTCTGCACTGAGTTCGTTAACACGTTTATCAAACTCAGCTAGTCCTAAGGACTCTCTATCTAACATTTCCTTAGGAATGGTAGCTTTAATTGTCACCATTTGCTCATCGAGTTTACCTTCCCCAAACACATCGACGAACGTGCATCGTACTGTGTAAATTCCTGGTTCATTGGAATACGTAAGCATGGTGCTTGTTGTTTCCAAATCGTCCGTCCTAGTATCACCTACGACGTGGCATCGAATAGCATAGGCCTGTGCCGGTTTAGCCGAGAAGTATAAATTAATGCCATTAATAGTGCTTTTAACTACAACTTCAGGCTTGTCGAGTTGCGGCAAGTTGTAATCATATCGAGCCGGTGTTGAGTATTTACCGAGTGTACTTTTAGCAAATAGATATACTGTATCTGCACGTTTAGTTAACGTGAGCGTTGCAGTAGTACCCTTTACCCTTGCCAATAACGCCGTAGAGTCATTGCCTGGATTATTGTCAGTACGGAGTTCATAGTAGTCTACATCCGCATTAAGAACTTCATTCCACTTTGCTTTTGCCTCACGGTCAAAGGAAATAGTAAAGTTCTTAGGCATATCTGGAATAGCGTCCATTGGCTTGACTTCGATATCAACCATTTGAGCCGTTTCTGCCCGGTTGCCGAATCGGTCAACAGATACCGCTTTAATTCGATATGTCTCACCTGGGCCCAATGCCTTAATGATCACTTGGCTCGTACTACTTCCGGCATACTGCCATTCTTGGTCAGTTATCGGCTTACCACTTTTAGCGGTTAGCATATACCAAACCTCCGCCACATCAAAGTTGGCTGGATTACTAGGCGGGTCAAATAACACTTGCAAATCGTAGTAAACGCTCTTATCTGCAGTCTGATTATATCGACTGAGTACGTGCAAATTTTGCACATCCTCTGGCGTCTGCATCTTAGGTATAGCTATAGATTTTGTCACGCCAGCAGTCAACTGTCCTAACTCATTAATAGCCTGTACCCGCACCTCATAGGTCGCGCCTAGCAGCACGTCGAATATTGTGGTAGTATTTGTGGATGCTGGGTAGTTTCCAATATATGTCCACGTATCGCTCTTTACATTTCGATAATTCACGACTACGTTTGAAACTTTACCATCGCGAGGTAACTGCCACGTTACACCTATGCGTGAATACATGATGCCATTAGCACCATAGACATCGCTCACTAACCCTACTGCTTGAATATCAGATGCACCCTGATTTGTATAATCAATGCTTGGTACCGTGCCATCATCCGATACGTAGAGTTCTGGATAATATTCCATGCATTGGATCTTACGAGTCATTTCTGATAGTGTCTTTGTAATGGCTAATACACGAAATGGCTTAGCCGATTTAGAAACCTCTCCGAATGCGTATACCGCATCAGGCTGCACCGGTATAGCCTCTTTAACAGTCACATTGAGACCTGATACATTTACTACGTTAAACGTAGAGACGATATCCGTAGAGTTGCTACGGATCAGCAACTGATAGTCCTTCCCTGGTTGTACAGTCACTTCCTTGTCGAGTGTAATCGTCTGGCCACTTACCGCAACCACACGACCGCCCTCGCCCCATTCAGGTATATCGTGCTGAATTAGAATGATATCTCCTACCGTGCACGCTATGGCATCCGTAAACGCCTCTATTGTCACAGTACGTATTTCATATTTATTGCATCGCAAGAAATGCTTACCGTGTTTATAGGCCTGCTCAAGACTAGTACACCCCATGAGTTCAACTTGTGCCGGATTTGTTAGCGTATCCGACTCGTCGTAAGTATCCCCATATACTGGAATGACGTCTCGTTCATAATCCTTATCCTTGTTAAGGAACGATATTTCAACAGAGTTCGCTCTAGCCTCTACACCTTGAAACTCTTCATTAAAGCTGCCTTGTTTTATATTGGCCACAGTAAACAACTGTACCGGAGTAGATTGATAATCACTAACACATGTGAACCTGGTTCCTACAGGAATCACTTTCCCTCGACCTACTGCCTCTGGATACTTTAACGCATCCCATAATCTCATAGCGGTGTCGTATATATAGTTGAATGTAAACCCATTTGTTTTGCACTTATCTGCCCATGCCTTAAATGCGTTATAATCAAGGCGCATATGGGGCTGTCCAAATACAATATACTCACCGCCAATCTTACGGCAGATATGAATTAAATCATAAGCAGCCCATGCCGGGTTGTCCGCTGGTTGAGCTTCGTACTTATTAATATACGGATTGAACACATACACCTCTGAACGCTCTTGAATCCATGTCACTTTTGGATCGCTTCCGCTTAGTTGAGATGTAGCCAAAGCCTTAATTCCAATGAGGGCTTTTCCTGGATGCACGAAATCATCATAGATAATTTGAGTTAGCTGTACCCAGTAGACCTTATTGACATGGCGCAAGCTTTTACCATCTTTCGCACTGCAGCGCATGCGGATTTCGTAGCGAGCCTTTTCGAGATTATCAAAGCGAAATACACGATAAAACGCATTATTTGTCGCCTCTTCAATTCGTCCTGCGTAATCAGATGTATTTGTCATGCTATTATCTGACTTAATAAAGTTCCATGCATCGCGGCGCTTAATATGGCCGGCCATGCCCTTTTGATTTGCTAAAGGTAATGCCTGCCAGGACTCATCACCTACCTTACGAATTTCTGCTTTCAACGTGACAGACGTACGGTCAGCGCCGCCGCTATCATTTGAATAATATAATCCGTTTGGGAATCCAACAGTTAACTCTATCGCGTCACATGCATCGCCTTGTACCTGTTGCGTATTCCATGATTCAGTCAATTCATAGTTTAGGGATTGATCCGCAAAGTTATCATTGAAATTTGGGATAACTGTTTGGTCATTTGTGCCCTTTCTGATATCCACCTGCACATCTTTATAATTACTGATTGGGTTAGCATTAATACGAATATCTTCTATTTTTGATAATTCGCCCTCACCCGCACAGTATAAAAGGTTAAGATACTGCTTTTCACCATCACTAATTACATGGCGGGATAATAACAACCCTGCGCTTTTCATCCGGCCATACGTCACGGCTAAAGGGTAGCCCTGCCCAGTAACAGTTTCAGTGCCTCCCCAGCCATATGTATTTGACTGTTCAGAATTCGAACGGTCAACCTTAGGAGCAGTTAACTTTGAGACAATAGCATTACCTATCATCCCTACCGCCATAGCAATTACTGACCGCCAAATCAAGCTTTGGATACCAAAGATAGCACCTGAAGCAATACCACCGGTAAATACAGCCATCCCTATTGATAGAAGAACACCAAAGAATTTGCCCTCAACTCGAGGCATTACTACAATGTAGTCTTCATCGTCCACAACTGTATCCGGCGCCGCCTCGTGTCCATTTACTGAATACACCCATTCCCCAGGTGCGCCGAAGTAATAGCTGATAGACTTGCCCTTTTTAAATGGCAAATATTTTGTATCCCGTTGCTCTGGCTTGAACGGATTATTTACAATAATTACGTTAACCATCTGCTACTCCTTCCTTTCATAAATGTGCTTCAATCGAGGCACGTATTTTGATATATGCTCTATACAGGTGCCACTGTGTTCAGTAGCGTGTATAAATTTACCTTCACCAAGATAAACCCCTACATGATCGAGATTTTTACCATATAGAGCAAATACCAAAACGCTCCCTGGCATTGGCTCACGAACCTCGCGCCATTCATCCATTTGGATTTGGGTATATTCGGGTAGTGATATTCCACTACGCCGATATACCTCAACAACTACATCCCAACATTTCATTTCCGAGAATGGAGTACCTATCATATCAGTCAAATCACTTATTGGATGCATACAGTCCTCCTTGCGGGATAGTAGGTTCTCCGCCAAATCGTGTACTGTTCCCCAATTCACGACATCGCGCTAGGGTTTTATTGCATTGATTTTCACGACCCTTATATCCACACTGAACGCCTTTAAACTTAAACGGACAGAAATCCTTCATCACACGGATTAATGGGAATCGTCGAGTAAAGCTAAAGTCAGTACCCAGTGTAAACTCCATCCATTCAGCATTTGCATGAGTTCCTGTAATTACGAAATGCTCCTCTTGCTCGCACACATCAGCTATGTTCGTATTCACTACACGAATGATGACATTGGCTCCAGTGAATCCATTATTAGACTCTGCCATACGCTGGATTGTCCGAGTCACGTTAGATACAGATAATTTGATATTAGGTAAATCCGTCGCATTCTCTGTAACATCTTGAATGGTAAATGGAAATGCGATATAGGTATTACCTTGAAATTGGATATTCTCCGTATTGTATACCAATCGAATCGTATCCCCTTTATAGGATATTTCTAACAGCATTAACCACACACCAGTGGCCGATATTTGGTTTTTCTCTAAAATCGATGCCGTTGAGAGCGGTAACATGTTATACCTCCTGTAATTTCACGGTTCCCATCCACACTCCGTAGTCATTCGCCGCAAAGTCTAACTGATCAGCAAATCGCACGTGAAGTGTTTCACGGGTTTCAGGATGAACCCAATCGAAGATACCGGAACAGTTGACTTCATCGAAAAATAACCGAAGTTTATAGTAATCAGCTGTTGGCAACTTGTACCCTACGGAATACGTCCGCCGGGTCTTTGTCGTCTTCTTCCTGGTGATTAGCGTCATGTTTTCAACTTGGCCTTTATACGAAATATCTGGAGTAGTCTCCTGAATTGGATATATCGGCCATCGAATATCTGGAAATACTGCCATAGTTATACTGCGGATGCCTTGATGGCGTCACGCATACCTCCTTTGTTTGATTCCATAGCACGAACTACTACATCGATAACATAATTCTCACCATCAAACCGAGAGTTCTGTTGCTTGCTTTCGAGTTCTTGGCCAGACTGATTAACAATGTTAACAACCACGTTATTACTTGTAGCTCCGCCGCCCATTAATCTACGGGTTTCGCTTGCTGTGTAAATACGATGGGATCCAGAGGACTGTAATAGTTCTGGCCCGTTTTCACCAACCAGCATAAGCCCTGGATTCGTTTTTCCTCCGGCAGCAAAACGATTGCCTGTAAATGCCGAACTAAACGAACCACCACTAGCAAAGGACGATGTTCCTTTTGCAGCACCTAGGGAACCAATACCACTAACGGCGCCGCCAAATAATCCTTGCAACTTAGGCATGACGTATTGTTGGAACGTTAGCTGAATCATCATCTTGATAATGGCATTCGTCATATCCTTGAATATGTCCTTAATGCCTTTACTAAATGACTTCGTTCCTGTTGCCATAGCCTCAAGATTATTTGTCCATGCCGAGTTGATAGAGCTCATTGTACTGTCGAAAGTAGACTTCGCTAAATCAGCATAATTAGTAGTCTCTTGCTTATATTGTCGAGCAGCTTCTTGTAGGCTTGTTTTCAGACTGCGACCTGCGAGTTCCCATAGTTTTTGTTGAGACTCTAATAGGTTCTTTTCAATCTGCAGTCTTTGAGTAGCCGTTAACTGGGCCTCATTGACTTCGCTCCGTGCATAGTCAATATAGGTCTTTAACTCTTCAGCAAGTAAAGCATCTGCATCACTGCGAGACAATCGGCCAAGAGTAACCATATTGGTTAAGTGGTCAATATTTTCACTTGTTTGAGTGTAGGCTAACTCTCTGATTTTCTGCTCAGTATCAGACGCCACTTTTAAGCGCTCTGCCTGGGCTTTCTTTTCAGCGAGTTCCTTATCGCCGACCGCTTTTGTGTACTCGCGAACGTTATCATCAATCTGCGCCTTTTGTGCTTCAGCTTCAGCTTTGAGTAATTGCAATCGGTCGCCCGTGCGTTCGAGATCGAGCTTTTTAATATCCTCGTTCATCTTTCGAACACGGATAGTCTGATTTCGTTGTGCTTCGGCTAATCGCTTTTGATACAACTCTTCATTCTTAGCTCTAACTTGAGCGGTTAGATTTGACTCAGCGAGCTTCTTAGCATTCTCTGCACTACCTGCTGAATCAGCAGTAGCACTCGAAGCACCTCCTGCTAATAAGCTGGTATCAACATACCCTGTAATAGCGCCAAAATCACTTGATACGCTCGGTTTGCTAACTACACCAGTACTGGAATTAGCACCAGTATATCCGCCGTTTCCGTCACTAATTACAATATGGTTATCACCAAGTACAACCACACCATCTCCGGCTTTAGGAACATATCCATCGCCCTCATCATGCCAGGCACCAGCGGCTCTTGCTGCGTCCATGATAGATGGAACATATCGAGGTACATCCTTGCCGAATGCTTGTAGTACAGAGTCAGAGAATAGCTTGCCGCAATCCGTTGCCCATGTACCATCTGCTCCTAACTCGTATGCCTTACCTAGTTGTTCATTAGCTGCATCCAGTACGCTCACGGCTTGTCCTACAGCACCACTATTCACACCTGAAACGGAGCGGATAATATCACGAATATTCTTATTGTTAGCTTCATACTGGTTCTTAGCAGTTAGTCTATCGATCTCATATTGACTGCCATCAATTTGTAGGCTTTGTAAAGTAAGTGACCGATACAAATCGGCCATGCGTTCCACTGCACTCGTCAACTTTTCAGCCGCTTGTTGGGCTTTCTTAGCTGCCTGCTCTTGGGCTTTGGCCGCTTTAGCTGCCTCTTCATTCGCCTTATTAATAGCCTCGGTATTCGTTAATCCGCCATTAGCAAGGTCCTCTTTCGCTTTTGCAAGTTCTTCATCGAGTTTCGCTTTCGCAGCATCCGCCTCTTCTTTTTGCTTTAATGCCGCATCGATTCTAGCGCCTTCCTCTTTAGTAGCTAGACGGTCATTTTTTACAAGACCCAGCCACGCACTATCCTCAATCCAATATCGAGTATCGTGCGATTCCCTAAACTTGTCAGACAAGCCTGTTGTTGAGTTCGTATTCTTGTGAATACGCTTCCCATCAACATCTACACCCATATAAGAGCCAGATGTTTTTTCATTGTATCGAAAATCAAGCAATGCTTTTCCGGCAAGCCCAATTACTGTAGCCAATGTTACCCATGGCCCGGCTGCAGCAATTGTAGCTAACCTCATGAATCCAAGTGCACTTGTTAGTGATCGCATAACTACAATAACTGCTCCGGCTTCTGCACCGAATTTAACAATGCCTCCGATAGCTTCCTTTTGCTCAGCGGTCATTGTCTCGAATTCTTTTGCTGCATCTAATACGCCTTTTGCGTAGTCGTTAAATACAGGAACTAACTCATGACCGATGGATACTGCAAGGCGTTTCCCGGTGTTTTCTAAATCCTTCAATTCACGATTTAGCTTTGCGGATTTAGCTGCAGTCTCATCGTCAATGATAAGGCCCATTGCTTTGGCACGTTCAGCCACTTTGTCCATCTGTTCAGCGGACATGTTGAGCATGGCGTGCATCTGATAGCCAGTACGCCCAAAAAGTTCCATTTCGACACGAGTCTTTTCAGCCCCGTCTTTCATCCCTCTTAGACGTTCCTGTATCATCTTGAACACTTCAACGGTATTCTTGCCTTGGATATCCTCGAGCGTGTAGCCTAATTTACTAAATATATCGGTACCGAGTTTCCCCTCTGCCCGAGCGACTTCCATTTTTTCCTTGGCCGCTCCGACGTTTTTGGAAAACTTAGCAAATGCACCAGCACTATCCTCCATAGCAACGCCCATATAATTGGCCACTGCTAATAGTTCGCTGGTTTCTTTTGCCGTAGCACCGGTAATCCCTGATAGTTTCTTAACGGCTACGTCCCATTGAATAGCCTCCTTGGCAAGTTTGGCACCGATACCTACAACACCAGCACCGGCACCTATCGCCATAAGGTCATTCTTCATTTTGCCAAGGGCGGATTTGGCGCCTTCGGCACTTGCCGTAATTTTCTTGAGTCCTGCTTCCGTATTCTTATCGGTCAGCTGAACGACAATATCAATTAAATTATTGGCCATTCTTGTGCGCCACCTCCAACTCTTTAGCTTCTAATAATACGAGTAAGTCGATAAGGTGTGGTAGTGGCTCGATGCCGTAAGCCCTTGCCACTTCTAATACCGCTGGCATATCGAACCCTGCAATACCGCCCGGATGCCATCGTCGCTGCATCCGGCTTGCATTGTATACTCGCATTGCTTGTCGCGTTCCATCTAATTGATGCGGGGAATTAAACTCACACTCCGAACAGTCAAAATGCTGCTTGGTCTCACGTTGCATCTTGATACAATCAGAGCAGTATTTCGGCTTATCGGAGTTGAGCCAACTCCACGCATCAATTAGTTTTTTTCAATTTCAGCCTTTTTCTCATGTGTAAAGCGCATGGTATCAAGTGCAACTTCCATAAGATCATTGTCTGGTGCTGCGTTGATTTCATCTTCAGTTAAGCCGTAGATGTGCTGCATAATCCATTGTGCAAGGTCACGAGAACGTAATAAGCGTTCTGTGTCCGGTGCTTCTTCCGGGACTGGAGTATACAATGGGTCTAAACCGGATTTAATTAATTCACCACGCTCAGCAAATGTTAAACCTCTTAATTTGATATCTTCAAATGCCATAATGGCACCTCCTAGTATTGTTCTTGATTATTAACTAAAGTAATGATGGATGCAGAACGACCAGAATCTGCACGATAGTATGCTTTAAACGGCAATTCAATATTAACGCCACGAGGGCCATCGATGCCTGGAGATTGTCGTTCGTACACAAGTTCAGGCAACTTGAATGTAAGCGACCAGTCATCTTGTTCAAGTCGTAATTCCAAGCTGGATTCCGTGCCGTTGACTGCTTTGTTTAAAAGGTCCTTGTTTTGGAAAAACGCTTTAATCGTCCCGGAAATAGATGCAATACCTGGGTCGATATACGTTCTAAAACCTTTGCCTCCGATAGCATAAGAGTCGCCATCCAATCCAAAATCAAAGTTGATATCACAACTTAGAATATTAGCTACAGTGACGCCGCCCTCTTTGATAGTTGCATTAAGATTTTGGAACGGTAAGAAATTTACCGCCTTAGCTGCAGCATCGAATGTAGTAGCAGCTAATGTTTCCTTGCAGCCCATTACATCCACAGATGCTGTAAGTTCGGAGTCACCGCCAAACTTGAATCCTAGTTTGCTAACTCGTACGCCAGCGAATTGTTGGAACACATTAACATCAGGGTAGCCCTGCTCAATAGTTAACGACGGCATCGTATTACCGATTTTAAACACATGCTCAGACTTCTTATTTGGCGCTTGGCCAGTTGTATTAGAAGTCGGTTGCCCGAATGCAGCTTTTAGCCAGTATCCGATGTCGATTACACCAACAGGCACGGTTAAGCTACCAGACGTGTCGATGTTGCCACGAAATGGCGCTGCAGGATTACGATCACCACGTATCACAGTGGAGTCATTTAAGTTTTGACTAGCTTTCACGGAGCTAGATATGATTGGCGTGATTACACCACCAGTGGATGGCGTTGTACCAAAATCCGCCTCAAACGCAATCGCCACATGGGACTGAGAACCCTGTGCACGTTTTGCTGTTGCCATATGCATTTCCTCCTTTAATATTCAATACTTCCGCCGATAACATGCGGAATTTCTATAGTAGCTGTTAACCGTCCAGTGAATACTGGACGCCAATTCATGCTATCAAGTTCATAGTCAATGTCGATTACCGGGAACGCTGGATTCACCTTACATATGCATTCAATGATTAGCTGACCTAGGTTATCCGATTCTAGCGCTCCGTCGTATCGAATAATATTCTTAACGCGAGTTGCACCTTGACGGACAATGCCCCAAACGATCATTAATGAATACGTGTAGGTATCAGCAAGCCCTTCGTTCTTATTACTCGGTAGTAATATGATGCAAGGGCAATCTTCTTCAAGCGGTGCTTCGACATCGTCATAGCCGACATAAAGTTGCGCCGGCTTTCCGTATTTGTCATTGCAAAATTTAGTCAACACTTCATCATTCGCTAGGGCTTCAGCCCAGCGCTCAACGATGCGTGACAGTGGAATTGTCTGTTGCATCAAATCACCTTACCTTGTAATTACGTCGAGAAGCGGATTGTGCCGCTGGTCCATGTATAGCGTAGTCACCTATCTTATCCTCAATATAAGGTTTAAGCTTAGGCTGTAGCGCAGCTTTCATAGGACCATATGTATGACGCGGCTGAATTTTGAACATCGATTTTCCCTTCGGTAAAGGTACGCCTGCAGCAAATAACTTCTTGCGCATAGGCTCTGTAATCTGCTTAGTGTACCCTTCTTCGATACGTTCGCCTAACCGTTTAGCCGAATTAGATAACCACCCAACTCGGACGGATTGCTTACCTTTGTCATACTGGTATCCGACTGCATTCGATAGCTTACCAAGAGGACTGTAACCGATTGTCCTAGCGCTAATACCCATATCAAGTAAGGCATTTCGCGATTTCGAGCCCCAGGCTTCTCGTTCTGCACGTCCTCCGCTTTGATAAGCTTTTCTAAGTTTCGCACCGAATGCTGACTCAAATGCTGCTCTACGAGCTGGTGCCATGAAGTTAGGATATTTACGTCCACCTGGTGCTCCCGACCGGATGCCCTGCTTAATTTCCTTTTGCATCATCCAACCTGTAGACTTTAATGCCTTACGCATCCAGTCAGGTTTGGTTTCCGCGATGAAATTTAGATACGGCGTGGCTGTGTCTGTAATCGTAATCGGTTCATTACTCATTACGGTCTCACCGCCCTCACGTTATGGACAATTTCCAAACAATACATCGTGCCGTCAAAGTTTGATACATGGTCAACGTACCATTTAGCGCCGTTGATATACACCTCGTCTTTTGGTCGAGGTTCGGGAACATCCTTAACACGCACCCAAATTTGAGCCTTATCGGCTAGTGCTTTATCAACGAATCCAGAACCTTTGCCGTCATATTCGCCAATTTCCACGCTAGCTTTGATATCCTGGCCTTTGTAAGTAATCTTTTCGCCGAATACAGATAGTAACGCTTTATCATCATATTTCAGCATCAGTTTTACCTCATAAGCGCCCAAAAAGGGCGCTTTGTAATTATTTACGCAGTAGGTTGTAACAACATTACTGTCACAGTTTCCTGTGTAGCTGTCTTAGGTTCTACGGCCATGCCGAGAACTTTACCACCTGTTTTTACTGCTTTATCCGTTAAGAATTGAACTAAATCACCAACAGCGTAAGTATCCGCTTTATTAGCTGCTACTTTGAATACGCCTGTTACTTTTACAGCGCCAATTTCGCCTTTGGCGATGTCAGTAATTGCAACTCCGTGCAATTTACCGACTTCTACAATATCGCCCACTTTTACAGGAGCGGTAGCTGTGAAATTGATACGATCAGTATCCATTACGAATTGTGTCATCATATATGTTACCCCCTAATTATTTACCTGCATTTTTATAAAGACCGCGGAAATCAAGTGCGCTTACGCCACAATCAAAAGCCACTTTATATTCAATGCCATCTACATCAAAACCTTGACGAGTTTCTAAACGTGGAGTTTCAACACCATTCAAGTAAGTTACTTCGATAGTGTCATGTTGACTTGCATCAGCCACTAAGTACCACGCATCTGGATCAGTCAATTCTGCATCTGCCACAATTACGAAGCGACCTTTGTAAGGGTTAACCACACCGGAATTTGTACCATCTACTGCAGCAGTAGAATTAACAATTTGGTAAGCTGTTACTTCTAATTCTGGTGGTACTACTAAATATTTAGGAGTGATGTTTAGATTAGCTGTGCCTTGAATACCTTTTTGACGACGCATAGCCGTAATCGCTTTAGCGATTGCTTTAACAGATAATGCTTCGCCTGTCTTAGCAACATTGCCATGCTTATCGTCAAATAAGGCTATGCTATCTTGCATTTTAACGTCGCCAGTTAATTGAGCGTATACCATTTTATTTACCAAACGTTTTGCAGCAGAACCGTATTTAGTAGCGATTTTGGAGAATAGTCCCAAATCATCATTGATAATTGCTTGGCGAGTCAAGCTGAAAATTTTGCCGTATGTAGCCACTTTAGTACGAGCAGATGCTTCTTTGAAGACATCTTGTTGGAATTGACCGCCTTCCGGTACTAATTCAAGGTTGCCAGCTTCAGACAATGCTACGCGTGCAGCTTCTTTGAAATCACGGTTAGAGCCTTTGCCTGCCCAAATTTGGAATGTAGTTTCTGCTTCATTAAAACCAACCATTACGGATTTATTAGCCAAGTTAGACATGATTGCAGGGAATGTAGATGTGGAATTAATAGCCGCACGTGCCATTTCCATATTATCGCCAAATTTAGCTTTAGTATCACATTCACGTTGCAAGGACTCGCGAGCCAACTCAATCATGGAATAGCCGCGCAATTCGTTGGCGCCCGGCGCTGGTTCTGCTACAGGTAAACCCGCTGCCATTAATACTGCATCTTGTGCGGCAGCACGGAACTTATCAGATTCAGCTTCGCCCATTGTTACGGATACACCTTTGTTACGTGCACGTAGTTGGTCCATTACCATTGCGCGTGCTTCCTCAACGGATTTACCCAATACAATTGCTTCGTCAGCGCCTTCTACATCGAAGTCACGGAATAATGCAGTAATTTCGGATGTACGCTTGCGTTCAGCTTCCATCGCTTTAACAAAGTCTGCCTGTGTGATACCAGTTTCAACTGGCTCTGTAGATTTTACTTCTTCAGTTTTTAAAACATCTTTTGGATCCATACTTCTTTCTTCCTCCTGTGTGTTAATACTCGTATGAATTTCTTCAGCACTTCGTCCTACCCCTACAGTTGGGTCAGCAGGAACAGATACAATGCTGATTTCCAAAGGTTCCCAATCCGTAACTACATAAGTGTCAGGGCCCTTAAATCTGCCATTACTGGATACAGAATCTTTATCGTCAAGTATTTCATATCGCTTAATGGAATACCCAACGCTTACCCCTTGTAGTGTTCCGGATTGTACCTTTTTGAAAATCATGTCGGATTTTTCGTCTTCATCGAAACGCACTAATGCTTTTCCTCGATTATCTTCAATCCAAACTTTCTCAACGTGTCCAACGACTGCATCCCGGTCGTGATTGAACAACGCTGTCCCTAAACCATTATTAAAGCGCTCAAGGTTGATACACTCTTCGTCGTGGCAAAGGATTTCATCGCCGAACCAACGGCCATATGGCGTTTCGGAAGAGAAAGATAATTCTACTGTCCGACTATCGGTATCGACGTTGTCAATAGTAGATTCCCGGCAATAATTACCAAGAATGCTGCGCTTTTGATGTTCACTCATTACTAGCCATCAGCTCCTTCCTTTGTAGTGTCATCATCGCCCATCGTTAGCGGTTGCAACTCACTGGAATAATCTAGCAATACCCCCAACTCCTTAGCTTTATCTTGTTCGAGTTTCCGCTGTTCAAGGACTTCCTCCCAATCGCGTCCAGATGCTGCACATACATCTTCTAACGTTGTAAGTCCGGATTTGATTGCTTCTTTATTGGCGTTAACTTCCTTAACAGGATCAATCCAGGACCACCCTGGAGCAAGCCAAGCTACCTCTTGGTATTTGTCCTTGTTCGCCAAGTAGTCTGATGGTAATTCACCTGCTAAGTAAAGAGCATCAATAAAAGCTTTCCAAATCGGCATACAGAAGTGTCTGATTACAAATTTCTGTACTTGACGGAATGTCTTTTGGTCCTCTAACAAGTTTTGCCTTGCGGCCGAAAAATTCCCAGATATATTACGCGCTACGATGTCAGCGCTCATGCCAAGACCGGACGCAATACGTCTGGTCTGAGTTGCCGAATATTCGCTCGCAGTCCCCGCATTACGTTTAGGGTCTGCAAACTCAATCGATTCACCAGGGCTGAGATGTCTAACCATGCCCGGTGCCATTGTGATGTTAGGTCTACCTTTTTTATCTCGTGGCAATAGTGTGGCTTGTCTTCCCGAGTTTTGTGAGGTTACAAAAACGCTAAAACATGCTGCGACACGAGCCGCAATTAAGTCAGCATCCATGTATTCGTCAATATCGTGAATTCTACGTAAGACTAACGCCAGTAAGCTTACGCCCCGGATTTGGGAAGGTCGTTTAGGTTTAAATAACAAAAATGCTTGTTCGGTTGTTAGTCTAACCGTATCAAAAGTTCGTAAACCCATTGGGTCAGTTTGACTCACATGGTAAGCTACAGGCCGGCCGTGTTCGGTCACTTCAACACCATTGATGATGTTATTCTTACCGTTTGTAATACTCACCGCCCCTATGTTTTCAGCTTCTATTAGTTGAATAGATAGCGGTAAGAACTCGCCTTGTGAGGTTTTGTTTACGAGAATTTCACCATCATACACCATTCGTCTTAGGGCCATTTCTTGTAATTCATAGAAACTAGAAATCCCCCTAATGTCTGCATTTTCAGGTTCAGCCCATTTGGCCCAAGCTTTCTCGATTTTCTTATTTAGTTCACTGTTTAACTTTCCTGAACGATTTCTAACTTTCGCCTGCGGAACAATGCCTGCTCCAATTACATTTCGTAACAATGCAATAACAGCGGACTCAGCTAAATCACTGTTCATCTCAGCTGCTCTTGCGCGTCCACGAATAATGTCACGTGAACCTGTTGCAAGTTGTTCAGCTGTACCATATGCAGGTTGCCAATCACTACTCAACCTATCCATAGATGCCGCATCATATTGACGTAGCGCATCACGGTAGGCCTGGCGTTCATACGCACGTTGTGGGCTCACCCATCCAATCACTTTGTCAATAATGTTCATCGTCCACCCCATGTTACGAATGCATCCATTTGATAGCCATTTGACTCCTCATGTACACGTTGCATCAATGTTTGTTCTCGTGCGTATAGTACTGGTAAGTCAATTGTCTTGAAACGCTTACCGCCGATTTGCAATTCAGAATACCCTTTAGTTTCGATATCCTCAATCACTTGACGGACCCGTTCAAGTTGTTCATTTACATCGCTCATGGTTCACCTCCTATCTAAACCAATGCCCAGTATTACCTATGCCTCCGCCGTAATCTTCGTAGGTTTCAACCTCTTCAGTTTCCTCATAGTCAGCTGGTTCAACTAAATATTTAACACCCGCAATATCTGCTACTGCAGCATTGTAGGTGCATGTATCAAGTAAGTGATTAACAGGATGGCTGGTGAGCGGTTTCCATTGCACCGTTACTGCTCCTGTTTTCACATTCCTAATTTCCTGCTTCTCCTCTGACCGTAAATGATCAGAGTACTCTTGTGGACATGCTTTGTATAAATGAATCGTACCGACTTCATCTGCAGGTCTTATCATTCGCGCAAATATAAAGTCCTTCCAATAATCAGTGTTTAGCACATACAACTTTAATCCGCCTACGACTCCTTTTTCTAGTGATGTCATAGTGTATGGTGCTGCCATCGTGCTATGATTTGAGGAGCCTTTAATTGGAATACAGACTTCAGGGAACCTAGAACAAAATTGATATACTTCGTCCGTTCTAAAGCCTGAGTCAATGCCAGCTTTCATCACTTGTCGAGATTCACCATATTCTGATGGGTATTCTCGGTTAATAATTATCTCCTCTAAATCTTCCCATGTACTTGCCTGTCCATAATCAATCAGATAAGACTTGACGCCTGGTGCGTATGCTCGTACCTCCCACCAGAAGTGATCGAGTTGTACGTCAACCGAAGCTATAAGTAATACTGCTTTATCTGGCACGACGCCACACGGATACGAAGATTGTGTAAACTCCAGATTCTGTGTGCTTTTGGTTTTAGAACTTTTCCAAGGCTCTGCTAACCACGAGTTGATAAAGTTCATCAACGTAGCAGGTGTGTCTTTTGAATTCTTAAACTCATAGGCAACGTCTCCGAATGTGACCCACGGCGAATATATAGACGATAAGTGATACGATACCGAGCGGACTTTACTTTGCGATTTATTTACCGCTCTCCATTCACCACTTCTTAACATTTCCATTTTGTGCTTATCGTAAATACGTTCGCCGCAATGTTCACATTCGTAGTACGCTGTATCACGTATCATATCCGCATTATCGTTGTGTTCTTCAGGCCATTTTATCTGCTTAAACTTGAGGGTCTGCGACACACCACAATGCGGACATGGAACATAATATTGTCGGCGCTCATTTGCACTCATGAACGCCTGCCAAATATTACCCGACTCAACCGTAGGAGTAGACACCATCACGATTTTTTTATCAACGAACGTTTTTGTACGCTCCGTCGCCAGTTTGATTGGGTCTGCCTCCTTACCTGCAAAGGCGGGGTATTTGTCAATTTCATCGAAGAATAGATATTTTATCGAACGGCTTGAAAGACTGCTCGGAGAATTCGCACCTACGAGCACCATGTAATTGCCGTTGTTAAAGTCTAACTCCAGTAATTTACTACCTTCATCGAACTTGTCGCTAATCGATTTGACCGATTTAATCATAGGTTGCACACGCTTATCACTAGCGAATTTAGCAATGGTATCTGTTGGATACACCATCATGGTAGGCGATGACGTTTGGTCTAGCGCATACCCTATCATGTTAAGTTCTGTTTCTGTCTTACCTAGCTGCGCACCAAAACAAAGAACTATCTTTTCAATAAGTGGATCAGTGAATCTATCCATAGGCTCCTTGAGATATGGTGTTCGATTCGTACGCCACCTGCCGGGTTCTGCAGATACACTCGTTAGTACTCTGAAGTTATCCGCCCATTCCGAAACCGTATATCGTTCTGGTGGCTTAAACGCTTCGAGCTCTTCTGGAAACCATTCAACCTTTGGTCTTTGCTTTTCGACTGGTTTTGATTTCCGGCGTGTACTCGCCTTTACGCGCGTAGCTTTCGAGGTAGTCTTCGACAACGTCATTCACCACCTTTTCTACATTCGCCCGTTCCTCTGGATCCGTGAATTCACTCGCAATTCGTTTCGACAATTTAGTAAATGACGATTTCAATTCAAGCACTCGCCCAGACCATTCCTTGGCGACATCTGCACGAGATATGTATTCGCCCTCTAATATTTCGAGAAGCTTTTTCTCACGTGCTGCTTTAGATTCCTTTAAGTCAGCTTCAGCAACTAACTTTCGAGTGGCTGCAGATTGGTCTTTTGCTTTATCACCTTTTGCATGTCCAAGATACGCAAGCACCTCCCTAAGATTCCACCAACCTGTGGCAGCTTTCGGCATTCCTGATTTATGGTGTCTAGAAATAATTTCAGGTGATACTCGAAGAAGGTCGCAAAGTTGTGCGGTCGATACGAGCAAGTCGCCTGCGGTATTGAATTTGACTCTCGGTTTTGCGTCGGCCATCGTCGACCTCCTTTCTGTCTCTTGACATTCAACTTTCAACAGTAAAATTTCTCCCACACAGAGACAATATTCGCGCGGGCCCGACCAGCGGCCATTTTGTGTCTTAGGAGTACCTTTTCCCAATTTTTATTTTCTCAATTACAATCAGTATTGATAATGTAAATTTGGGCAACAAAAAAGCCCTGCAAAGGGCTTTTGATATTATTTCAGTATTCCTTTATTCTGTTTAAACTTACCGCGGTCTTTATGAACCTTCGCTGTTTTAGTTTTAATTAAAGAATGTGAGGGTGCATACGATTTACACATATGATCAATATGAATGCCGTTCGCTTTACACCAACCCTTAACATTATTTAAGCATCTTCTCTTTTCGCAATACACATCAGTCAATCGTATTCACCTCGCCTCCTTAAATTTACATATAAAAAGACCACCTAACCGTATAGATTAAGTGGTCTTTTCGTTTTAGTGTTCTAGGTATTCACTGTGTCGTTGAGAGAGATAGTATTTGTTTGCCCATTAACTCACACTATCATTATACTTTGTCAAGAAGGACAGGTCTAGGACAGTTTTGGGACAATTTTATTAAGCTATTTTTGTATTCAACCCAATAACACCCCAAAGCAATACGGATAATTCTTCAATCCCTCTGGCGATGTAGCGTTTGATGGTACGTACATCCGGTTTTTCAGGAAAAGATTCAGCTATCTGCTCTAGTGTCTCCCCATTAATATAATATCTGCGCATACACTCGCAATACTTAAACTGTTTTTCGCTGCACTTCTCAGCATAGATGTCTAGCATGTTATTCACATGCCTCATCATCAATGCTGTTTTTTCTTTGCTCTTAACAATAGCATTTACCCTTACTATGCTGTTGTCGTCAAACATATCAACTAGCAGTTCATTGAGCCATATATCCTCGGCTTGTGTCGAATCCGAGATAGCGTTGTCTACATAAGACTGCAGCTGACTGTAATGTTTTAATAACTTGATCGTGTTGTGTCGAAGTTTACGACCTAGTTGAGCATTTTCTTGTTTGGCTAATTCATAGTAAGTTTTAGTTGCCACCTCTGTGGCCAGCTTAGTGATTTTCTCAATATCATATTCATTCAAATATGTTTCCCCCCTTTATCATTTATTTTGTGTTTTAGTCCGAATTTGTTTTTACCAGCTTCATAAGAAATAATTAATATCATCAGTATTTACACTATATTGTTTACCCACAACAATTTTGCAAAATATATGAAACACTCATAATACGAGAATAATTCTTTACAATAACCGGCATTTCTTCAATAAATTTAGAGAATTGCTCACTGGTTAGGTTTTGCATGAATTTTATTTGTTCTTCTTCAAATTCATTTTTTGCCTTTTGTGCCTCATTTATTGTTTTGTATGAGCCATAACACCCTACGTTATCGCTGCCATTGCATTCTATTAATACTACCGTATACATTTATTACCACCTCACTCAAAAGGATTAATCGTTTCAAAAATCATAAAAATATACTCATGTTCTCCGTAATGTGTAAGATTACATAGTCTTCATCATCCTGAATGATTTCATCAGCCATAGTACCGATGAATTTTCTGTTATCGTTTTCTAGTACACCTGCTAGCTGCAACCCATCAAGAATAAATTTCTTAGCAAATGCCACGTTATCAGGATCGTGCCTAGTTGACGAGTGCCATTCAAATAGTAGGTCTACTTTCCCATTAACAGGTTGTATCTGTTGCGATAGACATTGTTCTTTAACCTGTTCAGTACATTTTTTCTTCATGGCAGCAGCTGCGATAGTTGAGCCACGTTCACAGTCAATATACTCATTCAGTGTTGGAAACCGGTCATGGGTTTTCTTTCGAAATCTAAACCGACATCGTAATATGATTCTCATCGGTGAGACTCTCCATTGAATATAGCCACAGCATATTCACCGCGTAGGCGGTCATACACCCGTTGACTATAATTCTTTTCAGTCCAGGCATCACTATAATTCGTCGTAAGAATGATAGGCTTCATCCGGTTGTAGCGATCAATAATGATGCTTTCAACCTTAGATGGTACCCAATCAGACTTGGAATACTCCGCACCAAAATCATCGAGCAATAAGAGAGGGATATTCCGCAGTTTTTGCTCAAATCTTAGATAAGCTACATTGTCGCCTTTAGATAAAGTAAGCATGGTGTCTAATAAATTAGGCATTGAAATCATTAGACACCCTTTACCTAACTCCATAACCTGTTTTAGGATACTTACCGCAATCGATGTCTTGCCGGTACCAGCTGGGCCCCTTAATATGAGGCCCTTACCGGAATCAAGATTAGTTTTCAAATTATCAGAGTACTTCTTAACCACGTCGTAAGCTTCAGCGTTCTCTTTTGGAAAGCTACCGTATTTGCGTAACCAGTCGAAATCCATATCATAATACCGCTTTGGGATTCCGACAGCGGCATATGTGGTATTGACGTTTGTTTGGATAACTACTGGTTTATCATAGATTGGATAAAAGAACTCATTTTTTACCGTGGACTCTTTGATATTCTTTTTCCCAGTCGACGTCTTCGTCCTTTCTCGAATTTTTTCGAGACACGCCTCTAACATTGCTGTTACATTTGCTTGCTCCAA